TGGGCAAATTCGTGTTTCGCTCGGACTTCGTTTTCCGTTTCCTCGGTGACATCAATCTCAAATTTCTTCCACGAGGTGCGTCGAATCTCATCTTGTACGATGTCTTCGGGGGTGTCAACTAAGCAATACACTACCCTGGCTTTGTTTCTTCCAGTGAGCCAACAATATCCTACAAGTTGCCAAAAGTAATCCTTGTTAGGAAGTTCATCCTCGAACCAAGGGAAGGTAGTACCGTCCCATGAACATTTGATATCAATTATTTCGTCTTCTAAGATGAGGTCGGGCGTTCCTTTGATAAATTCGTTTTCAAAGTATTCCGTGTTTTTAAGCGCAAACGGCAAACTCAAAACTTTACTAGCCATTTCGATGGCGGTGTCTTCCTGAATATTACCCTTGTCCGTGTAACGTGACGAGAACTCTTTTCTAATTCCGAACTTTTCCTCAATGGCAAGTTCTTTTAAATACGTCTTTGCGGTTTGAGACAAGACCTCCCCCTTTGATTTGGGGGAAGTCATTATCTTACCTAGTGATGAGCAGCGAATTTTCATAGTAGTAGTAAAGATTTGGTTTGTAAGTCCGTTAATTGAAACCCGCTTAATGCTTTCTTAAATGCTTCGGGTGTTAACTTGCCTTCCTCGATTTGGCTTAGTCCGTTTTCAAAGCGTTCCTGAGTAATAGTTGGTTTCGTGTTTTTGACAGTTGCACTTGCACTATTGGCGTCGTCGTCTTCCGCTTGTAAACTCAACAATGACTGCAATGTATAGCGTCGGTAGTAAGTCACCGCAGAACCTATCTTTTGAGGGTCTTGAATTTCGGGAAGGCGCATACTTGAAACGACCGACTGCCCACTTTCAATGTCAATGATTAACGTACTTACTAAACCTCCTTCAATTGGTTGGATAAGTAGTAATCCGTGTTCGAGTAGCACTGGTTCAACTGTCTCAATCAATCCGTTAATGTCGGCGTACTTGTTTTTGAAATGTGGGTTAGTAGAATTCTTAACTACTTTGCCAATCTTTTGCTTGGCAGCGTGTAGTTTTGGGTAAAGTCCTGAGACCTTAACCAGTTCTTCAACTTTTACTTCTTCTTTTTTCATGTTGTTTTTCTTATTGGTTTATGCAAATATACGTTTTATTTTTAATACAATTCGTTTTTAATCTTTTTTTTATATTCAGTGATTAATTCTTTCAGTTCTTCCTTGTCCCATTTACGGGTTTGGTGGGCTATTGACTCAAGTTCTTCGTACTTAGTAACTCCGATTTTGCTTATTAAGCCGTCTCGGTATATTATTAAGTTTCCGTGTTTATGTTGGTTGCAGCTCACACACTGAGCGTGGACGTTGTCCTGGTGAAACCGCACCGAAGAGTGTCCTCCTGCGCTCCAAAAGTGCCCCGCATCGTATTTACTTCCGAGGGGATTACCGCAACTTATACAACCTTGGTCTTTGTCTCGTAGCCTTACCCATTTGTTGAATACTTGCTGCGCCAATTTAAGATAGTCCGAAACGGTTAGTAGGTCTTCCTTTTGCTTTTTCAACTTATCCTTTTTCATTTTGGCAAGGTTCTTTAACGCTTGTTCCGTCTTTTTGCACAAATAACAGTGCTTGTCCAACGTCGAAAATGGTGTAAAGATTTCACCGCATTTTTTACATGACTTCATATAAATTTCTTTAGTTCCGTGTTTTCGTCTCGCAGTCTCAAATTCTCCTCAAACACTAAGTAGTATTTTTTCACGACTTGCTTGTGGTCTTCACATACTCGGTAAAAGGTTAACATAGCTTCCTTTAGTTCGATTTGTCGCTCTTCCATCGGCTTAATTAAGTCTACCCGGTGTGCGTGTTTCGTCTTCAAGTCGTCAATGCTCATGCTTAACGCTTGGTCAAGTGTCCGCAGGTTTATTTGTGCGGTTAAAATGTCTAGTTCTTTCATAGTTCATTAAATTCTATACCTTGCGGTGTTTTTATCCAAGTTACTTTTGACCAATGTGTCAAATCATTGTACATTCTTTTAAAATAATTACTTTCAAAATCAATGTATTCGTGTTTTTGACCTCTTAAATTATCTGCAAAAGATGAAAATTCTTTAAATAAATCTTCACGAAATTTTGCATTATCACAAGGGAAAAAAGCAATTAATTTTTTCTTAATTCCATCTCGATTATAGTAGTACATTCTCGTGTCAATATTATTTGTCATTCCAAACTTTAATACTGGATGCATCTTATTTGTGTTTATGTTTAATTGATAACATTTACAAATATATAGTCCTGATTTTTTCATGTTAAAAAGGTAGGTCGTTAATAAATAGGTTCGTTGGTGGTATAATCACATTGAGTTCGGGTACTAATTTACTGCTAATAGTTTGACCCTTTGGGGATGCGTAACGCTTTTGTAAATTACTCGGGTTAACTGCGTCTAGTTCGTAGTAAGTAAGTGAATTCAAGTCGAAGAAAAGTTCTATTTCACCAATTGAACCAACGGAACGGGGCTTAATCTTATTAAAAATTATTGTAGCCTTGTTTTCCATTACATCGTGTCGGTGTACAGTTATCATGCACTTGCCACTATTAAACCACTCCGAACCGCCTTTGAGGTCGTAAGGACCGGGAGGGTTTCTTTTTCCGTTTTCCTTCTCAGTCAACTTTGGGTGTATAATGGTGTGAAGGTGTAAATTGTTTTCTTCGGCAATGTGGTTACGATACGGAAGGACGAACTCCAAATAAGTCGCATAACCTCCAAATTGGTCGTATGGGTGTGACATATCTTTCCAACTATCTATACTTGCCGTCTCCAGTCCAACGGTCTTTTTTAGTTCAGCTGCAAAGTCCCAAAATGCCATCGGTGTCATCTTTGCCTTTACGTCCGTTTTTGTCAATACGTGAAAGTGTAATAGAACCCACTCCAAGTTAATTTCTATTTCTTTGTCCGTGATTGTGTTTGGCTTGTTTGGGTCAAATGACTTGCTCGTCTTTTTGTGCAATAGGTCTGCAATGATTTCAACATTGTTTCCAACGTCAGGAAAGTAAAGTAAATGTTTCCACGAATAAAACATTGACGAGTTAACTAACACCTCCATTAACACCTGAGTTTTGCCACTCATCGGAAAGCCCGTCCAGTCGGTGCAATTTCCTAACTGCATTGAATAGTGTTTATCTAAACTTTCAAACCCTAAATACTTACCCTTGTCGTGGTATTTGTCTCGGTAGGTTTTGAGTTGGTTAAAGACGTCTTCGGGTTGCGTTATTTTAAATCCTTCTATTGCCATGCTGCTTTGAATTTGTCTTGTTGTTTAATTTGTCCGAAGGTACTATTGTTTTTTTGTCGTGTTTTTATCCAAGACCTAACCGTCAAATTAGCACTGTTGTATTTCTTTTTAAGGTCTTTAGTATTTTCCATAGCCATAAACACTTCTACTAAGTCGTGTTTGTCAAATTCAACTAACAGACGTTCAGCGTCCAAGTTGTTTATTGGTGAGGATAAACCTTGCACTTGTTTACAATTAGTATTTAAATAAATAACTAGTGGGTGTACTTGTTCTTTGTTTATTGTTTCTTGTTTAACTATACTAACAGTGCTTTGACTGTGCTTTGTACTATGCTTTGACAATGCTTTGTCTAGTGCTTTGGTAGGTGCTTTGGTATTTTTTACAATAGCAATTATATTGGAAGAGTATTGATTTTTGCTAATTTCAACCATTTCAATAAACCCAAATTCAACAAGTTCGTGTAAACCTGCTGCATACGTTCTCCAATTTTTAACACCGATTGCCTCCATAACCATTTGTGAAGGAAGACCAAATTTATCTTTCCATCCTAAACGATTGCAGTGTTCAATAGCAAAATAGAAAATTGCGTAGTGAATAGGTTTTACTTTGTCGGGGTTTTCAAATGCCCAGTTGCAGAAGTTTCTGCTTAAATCATATCCGTTCATAAATACTTTACTAAATATTGAATTAACTCCTTAACATCTTCCTTGTTCAAACCAACTGACAAACTTTCATCGTCCTTGTAGATTTGAAATAACATAGTTCTTCCATCACTTACAAATAATACATCACCATTTTTAGGAGTCAATTTACAATCGAATTTTAAATAATCTCTTTCTTCATTCATAACTGAAATTTTTAATCAATAAAAAAGCCCCATTAACTTTCACGGCTTCCACGTCGCTACTGATTAATAGGGCTAAATAACACCTTAAAGTTCTATAATGTGGAAGCGAACTTGTCTACTAATTTAAGTACTATATTCTAAATTTGGTTTAATCTCTTTAATCTTTTTATCAACATCCTTTCAATGTTCCTTGCTGAAATGATAAACGCTGTGTTAAAATCAGATGCGTTCGTGTTTTGAATCTCAATAGCATCTAATACGTCCGATAGTTTCTGCATGAGTAAAGGATGATAACCATCTAATGCGTCGATAATCATTTGTTGACTATATACAACCGTTGCATGGTCCTTGTTAAACTTATTACCAGCTTCAACTATTCCGTCTCCGCATAAACAAGCCC